ATTTAATTAATTCAATTTATTCAAAATGGCAAACATTGTAATGCTATTAGGTAAAAGTGGTACTGGTAAGAGTACTTCTATCAAGGGTCTTAACCCTAAGGAGACTGTTATCATTAACACTTTGAAGAAGAGACTACCTTTCAAAGGTAGTAATGCTTCTTACAGTAAGGAGGCTAAGAATCTCTTTAATGTAGATGATTACCTCACAGTAATTAACTATCTCACTAACATCAGTGACAAGGCTACCTATGTTAAGAATGTAGTTCTTGATGATGCTATTTATGTTATGCGTAAAGAGTACTTCAAGAGAGCTAAGGAAACAGGCTATGGTAAGTATACTGATTTAGCTGCTCACTTCCAGCAGATTATCTCTACTTGTGAGAACCTCAGAGAAGACCTTAATGTATTCCTTATTCTCCATAGTGAGGATATTGTAAGTGATGGTTCTACCACAGGTTTCAAGGTATCTACTGTAGGTAAGTTGCTTGATACTCAGTATAATCCTATTGAGGTAGTTCCTATTGTACTTTATTCTGCTATCAAGTATGATGAGAAAGGTAAGCCTGAGTATGGCTTCTATACTCATGCTAGTATGCAGGGAAGTACAGAGATTCCTGCTAAGAGTCCTGCTGAAATGTTTGAAGAAGACTTCATTCAGAATGACCTTGGCTATGTAGTTACTAAGATGACTGAGTACTACGGATAAATATGGGTACATCAAAACTGAAATACATTGGCTATATTTATAAATTTACAAGTCCAAGTAATAAAGTATACATAGGACAAACTACTAGAAAATATAGAAAATGTGAACATGCTTCTTATGCTAAAAGAGGTAACAAAAAACCTTTTTATAAAGCTATCAGAAAATATGGAATGGATAATTTCAAGTATGAAATCTTAATAGAAATAAAGGCACATACACAGGATAAATTAAACGTGCTATTAGATACACTAGAACGATTTTATATTAGAAAGTATAAGTCAACAGATGAAAATTTTGGCTATAATTTAGCTGTAGGAGGAAGAACTAATAGAGGCTATCATCATACTCAGGAATATAAGCAAAAACTATCAAGTATTCAAAAAGGAAAAGATATGTCTAAAGCTTGGAAAAAATCTGCTGAGTTACATAAGGGTGTTCCTCGAACTGCTGAAATAAAAGACAAAATCAGAATTAGTCAGAAGACTTGTAAAACCATATTACAATTAGATTTAGAAGATAATATTATCTGTGTCTTCTCTAGTATAAATGAAGCAGCCAAACAGTTAGGATGTAGAAGGTATACAATACAACAAGCAATAAATAAAAATTATATTTTCAATAAACAATTTAAATTCAAATTCAAATGAAAACTTTAACAATTCGTCAACTCGCTTCAATTAAGCGTACAGCACAGAATGTGTGCCCAATGGTTACTAAGAAGAACAAGATTGCTGCAAAGATTGCAGAGCTTGGTCAGCAGTTCAATGAGATTAATGAGCAGATTAAGGGTTGGGAAGGTGCTGTTATTGCTATGACAGGTATGACTTCTGAGAACATTGTTAAGCGTGTTGTTACTCCTGTTCTTGATGAGAATGGTAATCAGAAGCTTGATGCTAATGGTCAGCCTATGAAGATGACTAAGTATGAGCCTAACATGGATATTCTCACTTATGATGAGGATAAGAAGGTTTATGTTATCAATGAGACTACTGAGCCTGCTAATGAGGAGACTCAAGTTGCTGAGGAGGCACCAGAGGCTAGTGAAGAAGCACCTGCTGAAGCTCAGAATAATGACCCTTGGGGTGAGTAATCTTAATACTATTAATTAGGGAGAGAGTACCTTAACTCTCTCCTACTTCATAACTATAAACAAAAAAGACAATGAATAAGAATTATGTTTTGATGGCATTTGCCAAAGGTCAGGTATCTACTGATGCTGTTGTAGCTCCTAAGTATATTGGTGTAGCTCCTGTGTTTGTTCTTGCAGTTAATCCTAATAAGGCTAAGCTTGAGGAGATTTATGGTCGTACTCTTGAGGAAGAGCCTACTTATGTAACTGAAACTAAGCCAGATGAGAATGGTAAGGTATATCCTTCTGTAAGAATTAACTTTATTGTTAAGACTGATGCAGAGAAGGTTAATGGTATTGACCTTACTACTGGTGTTTCTTTCTTTGTTCAGAAGAGATACCGTCAGGGTTCTCAATCAGGTAAGTATCAGATTATTGATAAGTATGGAAGAACTGCATGGGCTACTAAGGCTGAGATTGAGGCTAAGCAGATTCCTACTTATAGCAATGGTCCTGCTAACATTGATGCAGATTATCGCCCTTGTTATGTAGGTGAGGAAGAGCTTACTAACTTCCTTAAGAACTACATGAATATTCCTAATGTTCAGGCTTATGTAAATGGTGCTTGGGTAGCTAATGAGAAGGTTAATCCTACTGATTGTGAGGCAAGACTTGAGAAGATTGATGAGTACTTTAAGGGTAATTTCAAGGAGCTTTCAGAGATTATCTCTTGCCAGCCTAACAACAAGGTAAAGGTTCTCTTTGGTGTTCGTACTTCTGATGATAATAAGCAGTATCAGTCTGTATATACTCAGATGACTCTCAAGAATAGTGCATCAGATTATTCTCGCCTTGATGCTGACCTTCAGCAGAGAAAGCAGAATGGTGCTTATACTACTACAGAGTTTGAGGTATGTGACCTTAAGGAGTATACTGTAGAGGCATCTAACCTTGCAGCTCCTACTGCTGGTGAAGCACTTCCTTTTGAGTCTACAGGTGAAGCATCTCCTTGGTAATTATGGGATTTAGTAGTGGTAAAACATCCATTACATTAGAAGACATCCTATCTAGAGTGTCAGAGTCACAGATTCTGGCATTCTATTTAGGTGTTTATGAAGTCCCAACAGTTATCAATAGTCCTCTTAGACAGGATAAGAGACCTTCCTTTGGACTTTATTCTTCTGATGGTAAGAGGATTTATTATAAGGATTTAGCCAAAGATGAAAGTGGTGGATTATTTGATTTACTACAACAACTATGGAATAAGTCCTCATTCAAGGAAGTATTAGAACAAGTAGATAAAGATATACCTAAGATGAAAGGAGATGCTACTATTAAAGAGTATACTCCTATAGTAATTTCTTATGCAAGTCATACTAGTGACTCTGATTTAAGATGTAAAATTAGAGATTGGAGAGACTATGATGTAGACTATTGGGAAAGCTATGGTATCTCTTTAAAGTGGTTACAATATGCTGAAGTATATCCTATATCCCATAAGATAATAGTTAAGAAAGACAGACAGTATGTCTTAGGTGCTGATAAATATGCCTATGCCTATGTAGAGCATAAGGAAGGAAAAGAAACATTGAAGATTTATCAGCCATTCAATAAACTAGGATTCAAGTGGGCTAATAAGCATGATAGAAGTGTTATCTCTCTATGGACTAAAGTACCAGAGCAAGGGTTCATAGTATGTATATGTTCCTCATTGAAAGATGCTCTGTGTTTATGGTCAAATACCAATATACCTTGTTTAGCAATACAAGGTGAAGGCTATAATATGTCAGAAACAGCTGTAAAGGAATTAAAGAGAAGATTCAAACATGTATGTATTATGCTTGATAATGATGAAGCAGGTATTTATGATGCTAATAAACTTGCTGAATCTACAGGATTTACTAATGTGTTATTACCACCTTTTGAAGGAGGTAAAGATATATCTGACTACTATTACATACTACAAGATAAAAATCAATTCAAAGAGCAAATGCTCAATATATTCAAATCAACTTTAAAGTTATAAAAATGAAAACTATCACAATTGTGTCTTCTCGTGAACAGAAGAAGTATGTCATTGAGACAGAAGCCAGCACTATGGCAGAGCTTACTGCTGCTATGGATGAGGCAGGTATTAATTATTCAGGTATGACTCTCTATGAGGGACTTACTAAGGCAGAGTATAACCCAACTAAGGGTGATGCTATTCTTCCTCATGATGTTCCTTATAAGGGAACAGTTACTAATGACTTGGTATTCATGCTTACTGCACCTCAGAAGAAGATTAAGTCTGGTGGTATGAGTTATTCAGAGATGAAGGCTTATATCAAGGACAATGGTCTTGCAGATAAGTTTGCTGCTCAGTATGGTAAGAACTACACTCAGGGTAAAACATCAGAGTTTGAGGCATTCATTGCTAAGAATACAGCAGCTCCTACTCATAAGGAAGAAGTACCTGCTACTCCAGCAGAGTCTAAGACTATTCCTAATCCTGAATGTAAGGAGTGCAAGGATAGTAAGCTTCGCAATGCTTTCTGTACTCTCTTGGATAAGCTCTATGATGAGGGTACTCTCTATAGTGAGGATGTAGATGAACTCAAGGATATGCTTGATGACACTACTACTGAGGAGGTAGAGGAACCAGAGGATAATGGCAAGAAGTCTCCATTCTCAAAGGATGAGATTGATGCTATGTTTGCAGATATGTAATTAAATTGAATTAATGGTAGCCAAGTGAGATAAGGAAAAATCCGTCTCTCTTGGCTATTTTTTTTATTTAGTTATATGGATACATTACAAGATTTACTTACTCAAGTCTATAATGAATATACTCATAGAGTTTTTGAAATCTATGAGATATTCAAAGACCAGTTTGGAGAAGAGAATGTAGACTTGCAAGAGGTAATACCAATGCCTGATGAAATTCCATTATCTGTAAGAAGTGAGTGTAACCAATTTGAAAGTGAAAGAGGTAAGAAAGAAGTACTCAAGAACTATGTAATCAGAAACTCTAATGGTGTATGCCATATCTATGTTCATTGGGCTCATGTAAGAGTTACTAATGAATATGATAGATTCACAGAGCTTAATGATTTATGGGCAAGAGTAGGTGTTTATTATAGTGGTTGTATAGTAGATAGATTCAGACTTAATAGGTCTAATTACTCATATCTACATATCAGCAATGGCTATATGCACTCACATGTCAGCAGTATTCCTTTTAGTGATTTTACTATCTTTCAAACTCCTTGCACAGGTAGTGGTGGTCCTATCAATGAAACTATCAGAAGCCTACAAAGAAACTACAATGAAGACTTATGGAGATTATTCTGCTGTGAGCTCAATAATTATGTAACTGTAGAATCTATTGCTGGTACTCCTTATCATAGATTGGAGAACTTAGGTAAAGGTAGCAATGGCAGAGACTATGAGAATTTTGCTCTTACTCCTTCATTGAATTATTATACTGAACAACTTCTTAAAGATAAATGGAAAGACCTTGTAAAAGAAATTATCTTAGCAAGGAAACTTAAATTCGCTTATAAGAATGGTGCTTACTGTCTTGGTATGTCATTAGCTGAATGCTCTATGATACTTTCAAACATATTCATTGATTGGTTTAACGCTCATCATACAGAGATGCCTCTTACTTTACATAGACTATTAGAATCAAAAGTCTTAGTAAAAGGTATATATCAAGGAGGTGTTATATATGGATGTAATGAAAGCAATAATAGAGACTATTCATCTTACTTAGGTAAGAAAGTATTAACATTCAAAGGCAGAGAAATCACTCTCACTATTGATGGGTTTAGAGAAGGAGAATCTCAATTCTCTTATATACTACATTCATCAATTGTCAATTTCATATTAACAATAGTATTACAAGTAATTAATTACAGATATGGCAGAAAATGTGCAACAAAAGCAAATAACTCCATTAATACTTCAGAAACCTACTTATAAGATTGTCATTCCTCCTAAGGTAGAGGATATGATTAGACTTCTTTGTAGTGAAGTAAAGCAGGTAGAGTGGTCAGGTGCTTTATTTTATACATATACAGGTTCCTTTGAAACAAATGACTTGGTAATTACTTGCCAGGATATTTGTGTAATGGATATTGGTAGTGGAGGCTATACAGAGTTTGTAGAATCTCCTATTATCATCAACTATCAGATGGAGAAAGACTTGCTTGATTGTAAGGTAGGTCTTATTCATTCTCATAATAATATGCCTACATTCTTTAGTGGTACTGATACTAATACTCTTAGAAGTGAGGGTAGTGCTATGAATAACTTTGTATCATTGATTGTCAATAATGCAGGTAATTATAGTGCAGCTATTACTAGATTAGTCAAGGCTATTCAGGATGTCAGAGCATCAAAGTCTTATGAGTTCTTTGGGGATGGTACTATAGAAATGGGTTCTTCTCAGTATTATGAAACAGCTATGGAGGTAGAATACTTTAAGCTTGATATTGAGAAGCATACAGGTAGTAATAATGAGATAATCTCACGTCTGGAAGAGATTAGACATACTAAAGGTAAGCTTATCTCAGCAACTCCTCTTTCAAAATATGGAAATGACTTTGATAAAGATACTGAGACCTTCAGGCAGTTTATGCAAGAACAGCAGAAGGAGAAGGAAGCTACTATCAAAATCAAGTCAGATAAGAAAGAGCCTACATATAAGGAACCTACTCTCTTTGATGATATGGAGTTTGAGCCAGATATTAACTATGATACTGAGCTCTCTCAGGATATAGTAGATACTGCTACTCTTCAGATTATTACTGGTAGTATTGTTGTTACCTGTAAGAATAATGTAAGTATACAAGGTTGGATGGAGAAGATAGATTCTGTTTATGATAATAGATTCCCTAATCCTAAGGACTTTGAATACTGGGTAGATAGTCACATAGATGCTGTTCTTAATACTACTAATCTTGAAGAGTTAGATGAGCTTGAGACTGATGTAGCTCAGGCTATTCTTGCTTATAAAATTAATCTTATTCTTGAGGAGTATATGCAGAATAGTGAATATGTATCTATGATGCATAATATTATTGACAGATATATTCTCTTGTAATTATGACAGATTCCGAAATTAATGCTATCATAGCACAGGCTGCTATTGATAACCCTGCTGTAAGAGCAGATAATATAGCAAGAACTTCTACTATTACTTCAGAAGAAGCTGTTGAAGATGCTCATGCTGCTTTCCTTGAAGCATTAGGAGAAACAGAAGATGTTAATCTTGGTGTACAAATGGAGTCAGAACATCCTGAAACTGAGGAAGAAG